TGCTGCGTATACTGCAACTTGTTGGTCACTATACACATCAAGTGCTAATCTCCAAGGTTGCAATTCTGGGAATATAAAATGTAGCTGTTCTCCTGCTATACCTAATGTCTGTGACAGACTTAGTGTAACATTTGAAATATTGGTAATTGAATTAGCCGTTACTGCTACCACTGTAGTTATGCCGGTAATACTACCTATTTCCAAAGTGCTAACTACTAGGTGTCCAGGATATATTTTAATACCAACTAGATCCTCAACTTCAACATATATGGAATCTATTGTAGTTGTTGCTACATTAGCATATACACCAACATCATCATTCATTGGATCAACCGTTGCACCTGCCTCAACAATAGCAGTCCATTTGGATGGAGTAGTTATTTCTGTATTGTCAAAAGTGGCACCTACCCCTCGTGTATGAAGTACTGCAGCAGCCTCTACTGTTATAGGATTACTTACTATTATTGCAGTTACCACCACTGAGGCATCTCTCCAAGTCCACCAGTTCGATCCTTCAAAAAAGATTAAAGGGGCGATAGGCCCGGAGACACCACTAATACGAGTAAAAGTCCGTATAGCTGTTATTACGGTACCTGTTGGAATTCCTTCTCCATATATTTCCTGACCTACTTTAACTAAAGATGTATTTATTGAACTTGTAGTAGCCCATAATACATTAAGTTTACGAGTGGCTAGGTAAGTAGCAGTGGGCCAGTCACCCATCTCACCGGTACCAATGTATGGGTGCTTGGCATCAGGTCCAGTTGAACCAGGGGCACTAGGAATCGCCATATAAGGAGGAGCGATAGATGATAAGATAGATACATTATTACCACCATCATCTACAGCGGCGCCTGCAGTAATAGTGCCGACAAAATTTGTAGACGCTGCTGGATATATCATTGGTACTGGAGAAGCTGGAGGAACATCATAATCACCAGTTGATGTTATATGATATGTAACAATTCCACCAGTAGCATTAACACTATCAACAACAAGACTTAATGGATTAGTTTGATACTCTCCACCTTCCATTTCTATAATATCAGTTGCCTTGTATCCGACACCTGGAGCAACTAGTTTATACAAAGTTTCGCTAATAGGCCATGCACCAGTAGTGATTAAACCATTCCTATCAGTATATACCACAGAAGAAAGCGTGAAACCATGATTAAGTAGGTCAGTCACTGTATCATATACTGCCCCAGATACAGTTGTGTATCCACTGCGTTCTACTGCATAAAAATCAGATTTAACATTCTCATAAATTGTACGAATAGCCATTATTCTTTTGCTCCTTGCGCGATGAATACTAAAGTATTCAACATATAAACTTATTTATCAAACATTTCATAAACGGTATGTGAAGACATTACTTATAATGGTTTCCACATGCCATCAACCCATACATAAGATTGACTCAACGGTCTCAAATATACCATTTTCCCAACATATCCACCGACTGGTAAAGTATCAACCACATCTACAGTTGGTCTACTATCAGTAACTGCTGGGAAATAAATCACACTGAAATAAACAGGGGTAGCCGCCAGATATTCATCAATACTACTAATTGTAACAAATACATTAGTAGTTGGCGGATCTTCCAGATTAGCAAAGATACTATATTGTCTACTTTGGAAACTACTACCGTCATTTAAAACAACTGTACCATCATCAGTCAAATGTTCTGGTGTAGCGATAAAAGTATATGGATTATTTTCATTTCTATCTGGAGTAGAATATACTTCTACTTTAACTGGTCTTGATACTGTTAAATTATATACAATTGAACTTACACCCAACTCCATCTGAAATTCAACATTGCCAAATCCTAATAGGGTATCTATGGTTTTTTCGTATTTATGTCTTCTAATACTACTTTCAGGTGGTGCTGGTATCCAACGAGTTACAAAATCCCCATCAGTACCGAGTATTTGTCCAGGACCACCATTTAATGGTGGTAACATGTAAGAATTACCGACAATTACTGTACCACCAACAAATAAATTGCTAGTGATGTTAGCTGAACCTACTATATCTAATTCTACATTAGGTGTAAATGTATTGATACCTACTCTGCGTTGAGTAACATCAAAGTATATTAAATTACCTTCGATTGCTAAATCTTGGCCTTGTCGCTCAAGATTACTGAACAACATTGGGCCGGATATACGACCTATTGCCATTGTGATGTCCTTAAAATATTATCTTTAAATATTAGCATAACCATGTAATACAATAATTGGATGTTGATCTGGAGGAGTGCTAGTGAAGGTAATCATATCAGCATCTACAGTAAATGCATCACCTGGATTCTGAAATACCCCACCAACGAAAACTAATATTTGAATTTCATTACCAATGTCATATGATACAAGCATTGGTCCGAATGTGCGTAATACACCATCACCGTAGAATGTGTCTTTTACTGCCCCTAATGCATCACCTTGAGCTAATTGTCTCCACCGATCAATTGCATAATATTCAAATCTATCTAATGTAATATTATAGCGAATTAATCCACTAACAGGAGAATCAGGTCCCACTGCACTAGATCCCATTGGTAATCTAATACTGTAACTACCCGATCTTAATTCACGATTTTTTAAGAAACGCCCCATTATATACCAATACTTGTTATGGTTGCTACTACAGTAGGACTTAAATTTGCATCAACATTTGCATCTAATGTCAGATTAGCAAATATTCCATCACCATTCTCTAACATTAATCGTTCAGTATCAATAACATATGTATCATGTGATGTTAGAGGAACCATGTAATATATGGCATTTGATATTCCTGCATTTGCCCCTGATGGTACAGCATATAAACTGAATTCAGCAGTTATATTACTTGTATTACAAAAATACATAGTAGTTACTACACTATTACCATTGCTAGTATAAATGCTAGAGATATTTGCTGTTAAAACTGTACTTAATAATGCCATGTCTATTCCTATAATACCAAAGCGTATACTAACGCTCGGCGCTTAGTAATTAATTCTTGTGCATATGCTACTTCATTTGATATGAATATCCCAGTTTCGCCTGCTGCAGGGGATTTAGAATATATAACAGAAGATCCTACTACCACATTTGCATCTATATTGCCAGCCATAAGTTGAACACCACCTTGTCCAGCAGTTGTCCCATTAAATCCTGGATGAAGAATAATATTTTGATCAGGATATGACCGAATTTCAAATCCATTTACATATAAATTACCACCTAAATGTGGATCAGAATCATCTTCTACTCGTACCATTAAATTGGAATAGAAGGAACCATCTGATGTAACTTGCCATCGTCTTACTGATTCTGTCCATCTTAAAGCGACGGTTGGTTCATCACCACGATGAACTTCAATGCCTGCATTTAGTATAGGTACACCATTTATAATACTAGCATTAAGTGTGATGATATTATCACTAATTAATGTATCAATTGACTGTAAGCTAGTCTGCGTACCAATAACAACCAAATTTCCATAAATGGTTGTAGTACCGATACCACCGTTAGCAGTTATATCAATGTTTCCATTGACGGCTATTAAATTATAATTGCCCGAGATTCTATCGGTAGATGACATTATGGCTAATTCCTACGCTTTTAGATATTTATCTATTGAGAATATATAGATATAGGAAGAGGGCAGATGCCCTCTTCCTAACTTATCCAATTACCAATTAAGCATTAGCAATGGTAACATTTGTGAGAGTAGTTGCTGCGGCAAATGTCCAAGCAACTGCTGCACCATCTGCAAATTCATAAGCCCCACCACCAAATCTAGTCAGTGTTGCTTTATGCCCAGTTAACTTAGTGACATAATATGTTGCACCTGCAAAATCTGTTGCAACAATGGTAGCTTCCCCTGCTGCAGGAGCGGCAGTAACTAGTTTAACAATGCCAGTTCCTTGCGCTGTTTCAACTTTGTAACGACGACCACTTACCTGTTTTACAATGTCTCCTGCTACTGAACTTGATCCACCGTTAACAGTTGGAATCCAAGCAGAAATGTTAATAGCATTTTCATTGTTACCTACTAGGGTAGATGTTCCCATTACACTTGTACCAGTTACTGATTGTGTAAATGTTACTGCAGCATCGGCTGCATTAGTATATCCAGAACCTGCATTAGTAAGTACAACTGCCTTAGCACGGAAAGTTACTGTTAGTTCTGCACCAGTGCCGGTACCGCCAACTGTGTTAGGTGCGGTAGCTCCTGTGGCAAACTTAGCACCTGGTAGTGCTTCAAAACTACCACTGCTTGCACCAGTTCCGGTAAAGTTAACTGTTCCAACAGGACCAGTAGCGCCACCACCTGTGATCGTAGCAACAAAAGCAATGGCTGATCCGCCTGCTGATGTCAATGTAAGCACATCTCCAACTGTATAGCCCGTGCCTGCTGTAGTAACGACCGCACTTACTGCTTCAGATGTAACTGTACCAGTTGCTGTTACCGCACCAAGGGCTGTTTTGTCAGGTGCACTGAATGTTGCTGTTGGGCGAGTTGTGTACGCACCTAATACAACTAGTGTAACACTTGCAACTTGATTGCCACCTAACCCATCATCACCTGTTACGGCAGTGCCAGCGTTGCGATTACCAAAATATTTTTTATTTAAAGGACGTCCCATTTTTTTCTCCTTGTGTAGATGTTCTATATCACTACGCAGTTTAGGGTTCTGCATAAACTCTTTAATAGAGCGAACATACTTATTTATCGTATCCTATCAAATAAAATAATTCATCAATTGCTGATATTATTTGAGTAGTCTCTGTAGTCTGCGGAATTCTTAATAATTTAGCCCGCAATTTTTGATATTTTGGCATGTAATGATTAACTGATTCAATAGTTTGTGGTAGCAATTCTGGACTATTTTTCTTCACAGAAGTTACAAGATTCCGTAACATCTGAAATTCTTTTTTGTCTGCTGCATCCCAAAGAGCTAATTCATAATGCATTCGTATCCACTGTGCCATATTGTTATCATCTAGTGAATTTGCCATCAATACATATGTATTAATATCTGCACTGTCTAACTTTAGAAAAATGGTAGGATCTGCTTTTAAGAAGTTTACCACTTTATGTAATACCTTACCAGCTATTTTTCTATTAACAGAAGTTGTTATATGATTAAATCTTATGTATTCACTTACGGATTGTACATATTGCTTTGGTGTTTTTGACGGCCAGACTAATAATTGATTCCATATTGGTATTTCATTATCTGGATTTGATTCTTTATTAGAAAAAGTTTTTACCAATTGTATGTTTGCAGGATCTAGTGCGACACCCTGAAACATTTCATTTTGGTGAATTATACCAGAGCCTAAGTCAATGACAGCAGAATATCCTAACATCCTAATAAGTTTATTCCATATTACAGGATTTCGTTTAGCTTGTCCATAGCGTTGTTGCGATCCACGAACCCCACCTCCTAGCTCACTAGATAACTTCCATAGTATATACCAAATAAATCCATCATAATTACTTACCTTCGCCTCGGTACTAGCGTCTGAAATAAGAAATTTGAGGTAGTCTTTTATAAATTCTGTATTAGACCCAAACTGCTTGGCAAGTTCTGGAATCATATCTCGTAATTTATCTAATGTATTTTTATAAAAATCAGCATCACCATTACCACCATTACCACCAGTACCAAGTTGTAATATATTACCGTTTAATTTTAATATTTGTATATAGGCAGCTTTATCTTGAAAGTCTAATGTAGAGTTATTCTTTTTGATGGTTAGATAATATGATGCCGGATAAAAATATACTCCAATTGGTGTATTATATTTGCTGGAAGGATTTATACCTAATTTTGGCAACTCTGTCATAGAGACACCATAATGAATTAATTCATCTTGTGGTATTTTGGATAAGAAAGCTACAGCGGCTGCATGGCCTTCCTGTTTTGGATTAAGTTCTGGATTGCGGCGAGCTTCAAACAGTTCAATTATTAACATAATATATTTATTAAATTATAGCCGACAAAAAAGACTCCGAAGAGTCTTTAGTGTAACTTCCCATCCCGTTGAGATAATAATATTTATACAGGATCGTACTTTTTAGTCAATTACATAGTAATTTCACACCCACCACCACCACATGCTGCTTGATCGGTCAGTGATGTATTATCTTCTTGTTCATTTACATTATCAAGATTGATATCCTGCAAAAATGGTAGCAATTCTTCATACTCTTCTTTAGTGCAATCAGTAAACGGAGCCTGAACATAAGAACCATTATCATATGGAAGAACTGATATACCAGTATAATAATCTTTATTTTGCCACATCCAATTACCTACTTCTACCCATTCTTCTGGACGAACAGAAATAGTACAAGATACATTATGATGATTTTCACCATTACGATATCCTTTAGTAATCCATTCTTTATTGAAACGCTTCACACGCTCAAGTAATTGAAGTGCTGGTTCAGTCCGTAATACTGATCCCTCGGGTGCTTTTTGTGGGAAACTCATTACAGCTTCAATATGTGGTTTGAATCTACAATCTTCAACTAAGTTGGGAAAGAATTCATTCATGTAACGATACAATGCTTCATTCTTCCCTACTCTCATTCGTCTAACATAATAATCATTATGCCATGCATGGATTCCCGATGCAGCACCGACTACTAATGAAGTAGTGCCTGCTGGCTTGATTGTAGTAGTTCTAGCAGCTTTATTAACACCAATTAACGCAGCAACTCTTTCATTCTCTTTATTAACAACAGCAGCAGCTTCTTCAAGGTCAAATTTAATCACCCTATTTGAGCCTATTCCGGTCATTCCTACGCCTATTAGGGCGTCTTCATCCGTATTATCCTTCCATTTTGAACGCAGATAGTGGAAGTCGGTGTAAGCAGCTTGTAAGGTGCCTAGAAAAGCACCGGCCTTTACACGATTGTTTAAATCTTCCTGACTGGTAACATCATCAACATTCACTTCAGTTACATTACAGAATTGCATTGATTTCAGTGAAATTTCTGCGCAAGGATTAGTACCAATATCATAGTCATTAGTCCAGAAGATTCCAGGCTCACCTGAATTGGAATCTTTAACCATTTCCCACAGATTCAAAAAGGTATCTTCATCAATAGTCCCACGTTTAAGCACGACTGAATTGTTGGCACGCCCACGCTGAGAATTTAATTCCCACCACATACCAGATTTGCAGGACATCATATCAAGATCATCTTCACTAAACAATGCAATCATTGCTGCCCGACGAATACCACCAGCAAGTACTGCATCAGCGATTCGGCATTGAATATCATGTGCTTCTAATGAAGTCATTTGACGACCAACTGCATTATTTAGAATTGCACGAATATGATCCAAACATAGGCGGAGTGGATCAGGACCTGGAGCTTTACCACCAGAAGTAACTAGTCTTGCACCCTTTTGCCTAATATCACGGAAATCAAACATAGGATCAGATTTGTTTTCAGTGTAGGCTCGCATCAATACTTTAACAGCATCTGCCCAACCTTCAATTGAATCACCAACTAAAAACCTACGTGGTTTATTTGTAGGCCCAGTAATTATTGGTAATTCACTGATATGATGTTGTTGAACACTATATCCAACACCAGAACCACCTAATAATAGGAACATTGTTTCCCAAAATCCAGCTAAGTTATCTAATGCAACGAAAGCGCAATTAAACATACGATTATTAGCCAATTCAATTGGACGACCCGCAAATTGCATTGATCGCATGGACGGTAGTACCATTTTTGTTTTTACATAATTTGTATAAACTTCTTTGATTTCAGTAGCTAGATTTGGGAATTTTGATAAATGCATTTCTTGATTGCGTTCACATAAGTCGTCCCAATTTTCTCGTCGTCCTAATTCGGGTATAAATTTCGCATATTTGTTGAAAATTGTAATGTCGCTTAATATTTTCTGGGAGGTGTCCATTGATTATTCCTTAATTTTTAATTTGTTATCTGGGAGAAATATTTATGCGGTAATAAATTCCCATTAACACAAGTTATTTGTATAATAGTCTGAGCATAAGTATACTCTCCTGACAAGGATATGTCAATAGTATTACTTCATAAAATAAAAAGATAATTCCCGCAATCCCAATACCTGCGATATTTTGCATTGAACATGTTTTCTGATTCGGATAAGGATGAATCATATGTTTTTAGCCACTTACTTAATTTTTGTTTCGTACATTTGTACCTGGATAATATTTCATTACCGTCCGTCCAAAAATACCCAGGGCTAGTTGTTCTTAGTAAAGTGAACCCCATTGCCAAGTATCCACTGCCATTTGATTTATTTCGGTCACAATATGATATCAATGTATTATTGTTAATTAGTATTTTCAATGCCTTTATTAATTTACTACCGCCACCAACTACGGTCAGATATTTTATACTAGCCATGCGATGAAGTTCAACACTATTATCTTTAGCAAAGCGGTTTCTTCCAGCAGAAATTGCCATAACTAATCTTTCATCTTTATATAATCCCAAATAATAGGTAGATGGCATATAGCCTTGAAGGTGATTATCATCAAAAAATTGTCTAGCTATAGCAGTAGTAAGTGATTTTACTTTTGTTTGCCTAGCATAAACTTTATCACATACTCCTAGTTTTGATTTTAATATAGATTTGACAATATCATTTTTATTTTTCCATTCCCAATCGGTTACATGTATCAATGATATACCTTTACTAGCAGCTTCTTTAGTTTTGTTTAAATGCCTAGAATCATCCTCATGTGAGAAATTTGCAGGATTAAATGAATGCCAATATAAGCCATTAATTTCAATTGCTATTTTTCTGGAAGGTATATATAAATCTATTTCTTTGCTTTTTAATATAGTCCAATTACTTGATTCACATACTAATCCCAAACTTTCAACATATTCTTTAATTTCAATTTCCATCAATGAATAATTACTTCGGCGGCGGATTGGGAAACCATGACCAACACAATAACTAGCAACAGTTGAATAATATATATTTAATTCTCTAGCAATGTCAACCGATGATCTCTGTTTTACTACATATTCATTATGGAGCCAAGTATAGTCGGTTAGTTTAGAGTGAACACTTTCAGAAATTTTTGGTTTTGACCATATACTTTTTATATCACTCCGTTGTGAATTATATTCAACTCCATACTTTTCATGCATGGATTTATTTCGTTTGGCATTTATATTAGCATTCTGCTCAGTCGTATAGTTTGATTTTGCTATAGTTACTTGTTTAGCTATAGCTTCTTTTGTGCATTGACAACTACTCGCTGGGCCACAACCAACAAATCCAGTAGGCCATCTATCAAATTTTTTAATATTACCAAATTCACATACATTGGAAATATTATTAATTGCACTATATATCATACTAGGCCAGGACTCACTTTGAATTAATGAATTCTCTATCACCCAATTTGATAAAAGTGTATCCCGCTTTATTAAAACTGCATAATGTTTAGGCTTGGTTTTTACTAAATCTAATATTCTATTTCTCATTGATGCGTCCACCTTCTATAGACTATTTAACAAATATACATGAAAATCAAATATAAGTCAACCTATACAATTTTAGCCGTAAAAAAACCCACCAGAGTGGGTTTTATATTAAACTAAAAATCTTTACAGATTAATAGAATGATAGGTTTTGGATTCCGATTTCTGAAACATAATCACCAGCATTGCCAAGTGATGATGCTGTGTTTGTTAACTCAACATAACCGTAACGAGTTAAGAAACCAACTACTGGTTCAAAAGTAGCTGGGTCTAGAACAACACCAGAACTCATTAGTGGAATATATGGACAGTAGAACGCAGCAGCATCAGCTTCTGAAGAACCCTTGTACCCGACTAGAACTGCTTGTGTATCGCTAGCATATGAGTCAACATAAATCTTCATTGCGCCATTTAGAGTTCCGACAAACTTAGTGTTAGTTGGAGCCTCGAAAGTGCCTTCAGTGGTACGAGCAAATGCGCTAGTTGTAGCTGACTGAAGCACGGTTAGTGCAGCAGGACTAACAACAGCCCAGTTACCAGCGCCACGACGGGTACGCTGAGCGATTAGGTTGGCACTACGATTGATAAGAACAGCTAGAGCAGCGTGTTCATCACCAACGAAAGTAGCGGTTCCGCTAACAGCAGCTTGGTTATAGATGAACTCTTGAGCAGCAAGACCGCGTAATGAACCTAGAACTTCTTGGTCAATTTCAACAGTGATTTCTTGAGCTAGAGCAGCCATGATTTCTGCTTCAACATCAAGGCCGTGCATGGCTTGAGCGTCTTGAGCAGCTTCAAAAGTCCAACGAGCTGATAGCTTGCGGGTTTTGGCTTCAACAACTTGCTTTAGAATCTGAACATTGATCTTGTTACCAGGACGACCTTCAAGTCCAGCAGTGCTTGAAGCACGACCAGTTGTGGTGTCACCTGAATAAGCAACAGCAATCTTGAATGGGCTTAGTGCTTCGTCACCAGCAGTAGTTGGGCTGCTCCATGTTCCGTCAGTTGTTGTATCTGCATAACGGACACGCAATGTGTGAATTTGAGCTACTGGGCCAGTCATTGGCTGAACGCCGACGATTTCATTGGCGATAACAGTAGGCATAACACGACGGATAACTGGAAGAATAACACGATTTAGCGTAGCGATGTTGCTAGCTTGGGTTGCGCCAAGGGTAGTTTCAGCTAGATGCTTACGAGTGTTTTCTAAGATAACGGACATTGATGTGCGGCGTGAACCTTGTAGTCCTTCTAACAGGGCTTCTTTAGTTTCGCCCCAACGGCTTTCTAGTAATACATTAGTCATTTTTATTCCTTTAAGGTTTAACTATTTTATTTTAACCCTGCCAAACGCTTCAGGTCGATAACATTAGTATCTTTCTGTTGCGCAGCATTAGCAGTTTTGTCACCAGTCATTGCTACATGTGATTCTGTTAAGGTTGTTGCTTTTGATTTAACAGCACCACTTGTAAGAACTGCTGGTAGATACTTGTCAAAAGCAGACTTTAATTTATCAGTCTGCACATTTTCAAGTAGCTCGCTCATTACAGCTTGCTTTTCCCGATTTAGAGTGCCTAATAGACCAGTAAGTTTTTCATTACGGCCAACGCTCTCTTTGATCACGCGAATTTCGCGATTCTTTGATTCAACTATACGCTGAGCTTGTTTATTAATCTTTACAGATTCTTCAAGTTGCTTAGTTTGTTGATTAATTGTTTTCTTGAGTGCTTGTAGCTCACGATTTTCATTGAGATGAGTCACTGAAAATTCACCAGCAAATGCTTCAAATATACGACGCCCAAACAAGTTCTCGCGAGCAAGTTGAATGTCTTCTTTTAGTTGGGTTAATTCAGTTCCTAACTTAGTAGTTACGGCTTCTTTAACTAACTTTGCGCTATTTGTAATAAACTGCTTTTGTAGATCACCAAGCTTTTGTTTAGCTTCAGCAACTAAACGAACCTTAGTCTCAACAACTGCTTGCTTATCTTGAGCAAACTCTTTAATCTCACCAGCTAATGCTCTAACAATAAATGTTTCAAGACGCTGATAATTTTCTTTTTGAATTTTACGGTCGCTGCGTAGTTCACGAATTTCTTCTGCTAGTTTACCTACCATGAAATTATTAAACTTTCCTGCACTTTCAACCATATGATTTTTAAATTTCACGCGGTCTTCATATACGGCTTGCTTTTCGCCAGCAAATTCTTGGATTTCAGCAGCTAGACTTTCAGTTACCATCTTGTCTAATGCTTCTATCATTACTTTTTTGTCATGTTCATACCGACTTGCCATCTCTTCACGAAGCTGACTCCTAATTTCGGTACGTGCCTCAACTAACTTGGCTTCCCAAGCTTCGCTGATCGCAGTACGAGTTTCCTCGTTAATGATGCCACTGTCTATCAATGGTTTGATACTATCAAACATAGCTATGTTCTCCTATAATTTTAAGTCTCTGATTAAGCTTGTTACAGCTTCTTTCAGATACTTCTGCACTTTTTTATCGTCTTTTGCGTCACGGGCGATATCTAACACTTTATGCCCATTTTTCATGTTTATCAATCCCTCATATATTGCATGAGGGTAAGCATGTGGGGCTGATGGTTGTGCTACAATATCAACTGTGACAATTTCAAATTCACTGACATGCCCAGTGGATTCATTTACATTGCCGCTACCGCGACTTGAAACACCCAATTTAACACCACTTTCCAACATTGTTTTTACAAGTTGTCCCATGGGTGTGGGTAGAATTTTTAATTTTCCGTGTCCTGCTGGGCCGTCCATCCACATTTGTTCTATCATGTGGCTAACTCTGTCCAAATTAATTTTAAGATCATCTGGATGATCTACTTCACCAAGAACACTATAGCCACCTTTGATTTGTTCATTGATAGTGGTAACAGCTTTAGAGATTTCGTTGACTGGGTAAACTCGTTGATTCTGGTTTTTTACTCCACCCTCAATGAATATACCCTTCATGAAAAGATTCTTACCCGTGCCTTCACGGTTGTCCTCTAAGAGAACTTCCATCTTGGCATGGTCAAAAGTAAGATTTTCTTTAAGATAAAAAGCCATATTAGTCCCTAAGGATTAGCTACCTTCAATGCTGCGTTTGCTAACTGGGACGCTACCATCAGTGGTAGAACCTTCAGCTTTTTTAGCTCCAGCTTTAGTAGTGTAACCTTTTGTCTTTGCTCCAGGAACATTCTCAAAAGAACCAGCACCTGGTACTTGTGTCTTGCCCTTAGCATATGCATTGGTAGGCTGTGTTGCACTTGTTGGATTTGCTTCAGCCCCACCCTTAGCGATGTTAGCAGAAGTTCCACCCATTCTATTTGGCTTAGCTACAATGCTTTGCTTATTGTCAGCACCTTCAGTGTTTGATGGCTTAGCAACTTTTTCAACATACTCACGCATGAATGATTCTGTCTCTGGCTCTTCAGAACCAAATTCGCTTGCTTCACCTTCTTCGTCAGCAGCAAACATGTCGTCATGTTCTGCTTCTTCTTCTTCACCTGACATAAGCTTTTCAAATTCAGCCTTTAGGTCATCTAATGCGGTTTCTAGGTCCATGACACGCTCTTCCATGCCACCCTCTTCTTCTCCACCTTCCATGTCACCCATTTCGCCGTCCATGTCACCCATGTCGTCCATTTCGCCTTCTTCGCCGTCCATGTCATCCATGCCGACTTCTTCGCCGTCGTCGGACATACCGTTTTCATCAGCAGAAATTTCATCTGATAATGAATCAACTTCATTTTCTTCACCATGAACAGCTTCGTCAAAATCTGACTCGTCCATTAGGTTTTCGTAAATGTCGCGGCTCTTGGCAACAACAATTTGATGGAAAAGTTCACGTGCCTTGTCTTCTTGCTCATTGATGATAAACTCAATAAGCTGTTCGTATTTGTTCATAGTAGCTCCTTAAAGTAGTAAGTTAAAAGTATTTACATTATATGTGAATATATCGCCTCATACAGGCGATTTTGAGGCTATTTTAGCCTACATACCCGGTTCTGCTGCTGCTGCCGGCTTGTATTGGGTGGATAATGTACCAATCTTCTTTTGATGCTCAAATTTCCTAAGATCATTCATCTGTCTTAATCTTCCAATTTGAGATAGAGTTAACCTACTTTTGCGCTGATCTGTCATTTTTATAACAGAGTTATCATCCTCTTCGGAACGATAACCATCTGGCGTAGGACTAAAAAGTTCAGTAATAAACATATAGTTATTTATCTAATGATATTAAATTCCAGATGGACCGGCTGGAACTCCACCTGGGGCACCACCCGCTGGTACGATTCCACCGCCAGTTGCGCCTACTCCACCAGGCTCCCCTCCAGGAACACCACCCTCTTCTGGTGGTGTTTCCATCGCAGCAGCAGCATCTAGGTCTCCACCAATACCACCAGGAGTTATACCAACACTGCGTAATCCAACATCAGTCTCTGCCCCTGCTTCACCCTTTGTTTCACCCTGCTCTTCAGTCCACATTTGTTCATTTTCAACCATATCTTGTTCTTCCATACCAAGATACCGTTTCATTAAATATCTCTTGGAGAAATATGCAAAGCCTTCAAGCTGGGTGAATGCACCAATTCTGGCAGTATCAAGTTCAACTTGGCGATATGCAGCAAAATTCTGTGGCTCATTGAACTGCAATCTGAACA